CCAAACGAAGCCGTACTCCCATCCCTGCGGGTAATAACCATCGTGCTAATTGCATCAAGAGCTTCTCCAGCTTTCTCTGGGTTCTCTTTAGAAAGAGCTTTAATTGCGTTTCCAATATCTTGCGACATCAAAGCATTAACATTCGGGGCGTACTCTGACCTTTTGTTATACAACTCCTTCAAGCTTGTAAGAGCATTAGCTTTATCTTCTGGAGTGACTTGTTCAATTAGCTGTCTGATATTTTTAGTGATCGCAAGAGAATCCTTTTCTCTAGTTTCCACTTCAACAAACTTGGCCTTTTCGCTAATAACAGCGTTTCTAAAGTTTTGCTCTGCTGTGTTGGCTTCCCCTAAAAATCCTTGTTGCGAGTAAAAGTTGTCGCCCATTTGGGCCATAAACTTTTGTCTTTCTTCTGCTATAACTTGATCTTCTGTTAATTTTGAATAGGGGCTATTAACTTCGTCTCGGCGTTTAAGAAGAGCTTCCCTGTAATCCTGTCCAGCCAGCTTACCTGTGGTTTCATACAAACCGAGACGCATATAAGGATTAGCTCCTGGGTCAATAAGTCCCTGCTCTGAAGCCTTCTTAAAACCTAATTTTGTGACTTGCCTAGCTTTCTGCAAGTCTTCCATAGCCATTTGCTGACCTTGATCGTAGTTCTCTTTGTTAGAAATACGGGTGTAAACTTCACCAAAGCTACGAAGGTTTTCATTAAAGAAAGCCAAAGAATTAGCTACTTGACCAAGGGAGGTCTGTTCTGGCCTTACAGCCCTAACTGGTTCTGCTGGCTGGGCTACTTTAGGGGTAGCTACTTGTACAACTGGGGCGGGTGCAACAGCAGGGGCTTGTGGCAGAGCGTTTACACGCCCACGCTTATTGGTGTATTCTACGGCCATTTTAGCTAGGTATAGCTAGGGTAGATCGACTCTTGCGTTCTGGATTAGTTCCACCACCATAATTCAAGTAGTCACGATAAGCACCAACTCCTTGCCCTGCAAGACTAATCCCAAATGCTAGGCCACTTGGAGAAGCAATAGGCTGTGAAGTGATCGGCCTGTTAAGCTCGGCTATATTAAAAGCAGACTGCATCCTGTTTTGTTCTAGTTGTTGCATATAGTAAGCATCTTTATTCTTTTGCTCTGCATAAATGGATTCTTGGTAATTTAGTTCTTGCATTTTAAAGTCAGCAAGAAGGGCATCTACGGAAAGCCCAGACACACCAGCTTCTCCAGCGGATACAAGTCCAGAAGCCCGTTGAGCAGTACCAGCTTGAGATACTTTTTGTCGCTCCCTAGACATAGCCTGTTGCTCTTGAAGCTGGCGAGTTCTAATAGCATTTGCTTCAGTCATGGAGCGTTGCACTTCCAACTGCTGTAGTTTCTGCTGGTAAGCCTGTTGATCTCTAATAGCTTGTGCTTGAGCTTCGCCCTGTTGATTTGCGTAGTTGGCTTGTGATTGGTATTGGGCGTAAGACGATGCAACACCTACGGCTAGACTTGTTAATGCTATTGCTGATGCTGGTTCACACATGGCTTTTTATCTTTACAAACTCGTAAAAGTTTTCTCCATTCAAACCAAAGTTGTCCTTTTTGTTTATGATTGAGAAGCCCAACCACCGCAACCACTTAATGTGGAGAGTGTTTTTCTCATGTATGTAATTAAACAAAATAGGCTTAAGTTCAAGAAAATAGTTTACCCATTCTTTACACCCCCTCAAGAAGGGTCTTTTTATTTGTAACATCTTATCTGTACCCATCATCCAAATTACTCCAGTATCTTTTTGTGGAACTAGCCCTACTAACGCAACTGGTTCACCATAAACAAGTAATGAATAACAAGGGTTACTGACCCATAGACTTGCCATTAGTGCAACAGACGGATTTGATTTTGTCGTGGCTTTTAGTTCTAACAAATCTGCTTTACGAAGCCTTTTAGCGATGTATTGAGCATCAGCTTTTCTAGCTACTCTAACTACACCACCCCACTTTGGATAACTAGCTAGAACCTCTGGTCGATCTTGCACTATATAGAGCCTCCCACTCTAGGGACAACAATGAGCATCCGTAAGGGGAATCATTAGTTATAAGCACATTCATTTCATCTGCTTTAGTAAATACAGGGAATTTAAACTTACCTTCTTCAAAATTAACATAATCTAGGTTAGTTGGCCCAACTCCTAAATAATTAGGTACAAAGTTATATAAATAAGTATAGGTATAGGTGTCTTTGTATTTAGGAGTTACTTTAATCTGAAAATAACGGCTGTTGGAGTACAATAAGATTCCATTACGAATTTGTAGTCTTCCGTCAGCGATTGCTGATTGACCTCGGCCAGAAGCAGTACGAAGTAGTGGCTGGCTTAAGTTGTAATTCATTGTGTAAGAAATACCGCAAGTAAAGTCTGTAGATGGAGTGTAACTAGACAAGTTAGCTTTGACAATGAGTTGGTTAGTCTGAAGCACCCCAGAACTAGTAAACAGAAGCGTACCAGAGCCGTCTGTCCCAGTATTTCTATATACCCTATAACCTTGGTAGGTAACTCCATTTTTAACAACTAAAACTTCTGAAGCCGTGACTTTAAAGTAACCGCTAGAAGAAGTGTTTGTACCAGAAGACCAAGTAGGGGAACCATTTAAAGCAAATGGTAAATTTAAAATTGTATAACCAATTGTAGAGCCATTATCAGTAATATTGCCAGTAGTAACCAAAGATGGATTTCTTGTTTTTTTATCCAAATGAATTTTAAAAGGGGCAACGCTTCCTACACCAGTATTAAGAGATACTTTATCAATATCCAAATCAATAACTCCCATAGACCTATTACCATTTCTAGTAATAATTAAATATATTTTACTATCGTAAATTTCCGCTGTTTCTACTACTGCTCCAGACCCAAAATCAAATTTAGACCATGCAGATTGTACTTTTTCTGCACCATTATAAAAGAATTTGTAAACGCCAATTTCATTTTGATTACCAGTAGAGTCGCTTAATGTAAGAACAATGTTATCTATTTCAGACCCAACAATTAATTTAGCAGACCCAGATAAATAAGTAGTTAAATTAGATGTAATATCAATGCCATCCAACAAAGCGGTGTCACCATTAATATAATATTCTTGTACTCCTGTATAATTGCCACTTCTGTCAAATGTAAATAAAATTTTTGTACCTACGGCTTTTGGTGGGCAGTTACTATTTAGATCAAAACTTGTAGATTGCTGAAGTGAGACGCTTTTTGATGTAAGCTCTCCGTCTGATTGAAGAGAAAACTGAACTTTGTCGGCAAACAAAACAAGTCGATCATAAAAAGGAACTGCATGATATAGGGTTCCTACTTCTGAAGTGGATGATGTTATATCAATAAAATCGCTGTCTAAAAGTTGTGTAAGAGTAGTCCTAAAAAAATTAAAAAACTCTCCAGCTTCACTTAAAATTACATTTTCTCCAGAAAGCACTCCAAGTCTATTTTTATAGAAGAATAAATTTGTAATTGTTTTACCAGAAAAACTAGGAAATGGATTAGAGTCGTTATCTCCAGCAATTCTCTGACCCCAAGATTGACTTTTTGTATATGCTGTGCCCCCGTAAGTTTTTGTATTATCTCCGTTAAGAGGAGTAAATAAAAATTTGCCAGTTGCAATTTTAACTAAAGCGTGAGGCATTGTTGATTCATCAAATTTATACTTAACTGCTGGTGCAACACACTCTTCCCATACTCCATCGCTAATACCTAAAACACCTTTTGGTGTGGTAGTAGAATTAGAACCACTCGGTAAATAAGAAGTCGGGGCAGAGCTATTATGTTTTACATAGTACTCATCTCCTGTGTCCTCTGGTAATCCAGCTACTTTAGTTACAAAATTATGCGGGGCTATTGTAGGAAGATCAGTAAAGTTTTGCACTTGATCTTTAATTGGATAAAAAAGAATTTGACCATATCCGTCATCAGTAATAATATCAAAATCAACAGATTCATGCTGAATATAGACATTAGAACCTTCACTAAAAATTTTATAATTTCCAGTAGCAAATGGAGTTCCAGCAGTAACACTTAACCCTGCAACAAGAGCTTTAGCAATAGCTACAGGTGTATTCCCTCCATCAGTAGTTTTAAAAGCATCAAAACCATCAGTCCCTCCAGAAGGATTACTTACATGGCCTTCTCCGCTATTTCCAGTACCAGTAGCATAAGTAATTCCAGTATCCTTGGCTACAATCTTATAATTCCAAGTTATTTTTCCAGAAGGATTATTTTTTTCACGCCCTGCGTAACCCTGCTTAACTACAATCATACCTTGATAAACCTGTGTACTACCAGCCAAAGCTCTTGAAGTAAGACTAGAAGATTCAGCTACAACTTTATTACTATTAACAAAGAATGTGTAATCAGCAATAGTAAGTGATTTAACGCTGGTTTCTGTTGCCCCGCTAAAATAATTAGTAAGGGTATTACCAGTACTATATTCGTAAAAAGTTTGCTCATTACCAGCTAGATCAAACACTCTCATGCTTTTTGAGTTGGTAGAAGTATTGTTTAGTAGAATAGCAATATACCTTTCTCCGTTACCTCTGTTAATCCAATGGTAACTTACAGGTACTATATTAGTTCCATAAGAAAGGTCTCTAATCCAATCTGTTCCTGGCCTTTTTACAAGTCCGTGAATTACACTAGAAATAGCATTAGTTTGTTCAGAAGCCTGTGAAGACAGCTTAAAAGCATCAGCTTGTTGAGAAACACCAGATATAAGGTTCGGAACACTAGTCCGAATAAGATTCTTTGCGGTCGCAGAGGTTTTGCCTACGGCCATAAAGTTATACAATCGAAGGTCGGCGTGAGGTTACTTTTCCAATATCATACTGGTCAAGAATGTTATAGTCAGCCGTTTCATCTTCAGCGTTTTGAAGAGCAAGCAAAGCAGTTGTTTCTTCTTCAGAGCTAAACGCTGAACCTGTTGCATCACCAATCATACGCTGTTGAAACAAACGGGCAGAGCGAACAATAATGTAGTAACGGGCTTGTTCTGGCATTTCTGCAAAGGTGCGTAAGTAAACAACTTCAGCTTTTAAAGGAGATGTAAATTGGTAGGTATGATTTTTCTTATCGTAAAGTTTAGTTCCACGCTGAATTACATTAACATTAGTATAAGTCCGTTCATCCACATCCACACGGACTACATCAGTACCAAGTGTAATTTCTTTGGTAACCGAGTCTGGGGTAAGAGTGACATCAGATTCAGTATTCCAATGCCATCCACGAATCTGCGTTGCACGATTAACCTCTCCCAAGATAATGTAAGCAATACGGGTATCAGCAGTTGACTCGCTAATCGTATTAACAGGGGACTCACCAATAGTGGTGAGCATTGTATTAACGGCCTCTAGTTCAGTTGTAGCTACTACTGGAAGTGCCATATAGAAGTAATATAGACAAAAAAGAGACCGCCAGCCAAGCTAAAATTCACTTCACTCGCCAAAGGGAAACACAATAACCTTTGGTTTGCCGAGGATGTGACAGCTTGACTGACGGCCCCTAGAGTACCTAATTATTAGGCAGACTTGACTTCGTAAGACGCTTCGGGACGGAGAACTCCGTGTCCAACTGCGTATTTCGCAACCATCAAGGTCGCCTGTCGCTCAATCTGGTATTCGCTCTCAACCGCCACATCGAGGAGCTTGACGCAACCCGTAGAGGCAGGATGGAACACAATCGCTTGCGTGTTCGCAAAGTTGAGTCTGCGAGTACCGCTAGCTTGTGCTGGAATTGTGGTGTCACCCGACAAATCCGTAGAAGGAATGTTGTTGCTCTTAACGATGGTTGCACCACCGATCATAGCGACTTTTCCGTTCTCGAACACGCCAGTATTTCCAGTATAGCTAGTCGTATAACCAGCACCACGGGTGAGATCACCACGGGTAAGGGCATCCAACAAGAGCCAGTACTGGGCAGGACGAACAGCAATGTATCGGTTATCCGAAGGAACATCATGCTCATCAAGCTTACGCAAGCCAGTTAGAACCGCACCCGCCAGCACAACACCATCTGTGCCAGAGTTAGTGACTGCAACTGAATTGTCGCCAGCCGCAAAACTATCGGCTGTTGACGAATTTCCGTCTGGGCCGTTAGTTCCAAAGTTGTTGGCTAGGCGAGCAGCCGAAATTGTGGTCATAGCAACAGCCCGATCAAAGGCTTTTGCCAAGGCACGACCAATTTCGCTGGAATAGATGGAACGCACATCAAAGTGGTTCATCGCTTCGTCAATGTTAGCCAACAACACAGAGGAGGTTAGCAAATCTTCGATTGTGATAACCCTTTCGGTGTGCGACATATTGTTAAGGTAATTCGTACCTGTGATGACAGAGTCACCAGCGGTATGATATTTGGTCACAGCCGTTCCGACAACTGGGAACGAGGCAGATTTGCCGTTCTCAATGGTGCGGGTCGTTGTGAGGTCTTTGAACATCGCTTCAGTCTCAAAAGTCGTCAGCACTTCGCCAGCGAACTTCTTAAGAAAAAGCTCTTGTTTGTCACTCGAAGCAGGGAGATTAGCACCTGGACGAGAGATTACATTTGATAATGCCATATTATTATAGCTTTCTTTTGTTGTGTCGAAGCCCGATTAAATCACACGATTCAAAACGAACTCCAACAATTCTTGGTTGTTCGCTCTGGTATATCAATCTGTTGCACCAGCGATTGTCCTCCGCAGAGGGTCGGGGCTTCGGAAAGCTTTTCCAAAACTTGAGTGTTTATTTACTAGACTGCGGGGCTTTGTCAAGCCCTTCTTTAGCATCAGCCCCTACAGAACCCGTGTACCATCCTTCGGGAATCTTTATCTTGTTCTGGCTCAAAGCCCAATGAGTCCCATCCCAAACATAAACTTGGCCTGTAACATTAGGCCCAATACGGACAAACCCGCCAGATTCGTCAACGAATACTACTTTTTTTGCTTCTGTTAAACTCGCACACCCTGTCGTTAAAAGCCCTACGAATATAAAGAGGCGGGGGAGAGCCATCAGAAGCCTTAACTTCACGGACAGCCCTCCCCGCCAATGCAGATACCCAAGCTTGCAACAAAAATGCAAGGGCTTGAAATATCGCCAACCACACGCTTATTACTCTTTGTTCTTAAGGGACAGCCGTGCCCCAGTATAACCAAGTGCAACCAGAGCAGTAGTGGCTACTCCAAGAACCTGTTGCCACGGGCCTTCTAGGGGAAGGATACCGCTAGCTGACACAGCACCAATAATCATGGCGACTACTGACAGCCAGAACTCTGTAGTTTTATAACCAGCTTTTTTATTTTCCATATATATCTCCTTTAGTTGAATATGTTAGACTTGGCAAGTCGATCTTCAACATCTTGACGATATGCCGTGTCCTTCTTGTATCTTGGGTCTTTCATAGCTTGAACAACTTCTGCCGTGCTACGAAATACATTAACTGGCCCAGAAACAGAAGTCTCACCAGCCAGCAAACGAGGCTCTAAACCACCAGAATTAGCCCTAAAACGGGCGTAGATGCCCTTGACTGCAAAAGAAGCCTCATCCTTATTACCGCTAGAAACAGCCCTGTTATAGGCTTCTAGCTCGGTTTCAGATAGGGCTTCAGATGCCCAAGCACTCATAGCTTTGAACTGCTCTTCTCCACCCACTTCAGAGATAATGGCTTGAGATTGAGCTTCTTGGGTAGCCTCAAAACCCTTCATGTACTGATCTACATACTCTTTAGGGATACCTTTAGTAGCCAATTCAGAGTAGGTTTCATCAGAAAGCTTTCCATTAGAGAAGTATTCATCGCTGTACTTCTGGAAGCCACTAACAGGCTGTTGAGTTGCATCTTGAGGCTGTTCTGGCTTTGTAGCGTCCTGTTTAGGCTGGCTAAAGCGTTTTTCTAGCTCTGCATAGGATTTAGCCATTTCCTCTGGGGATTTAAACTTTTCTGGAAGCCAAGTAGGACGAACCTCTTGAGAGGCTGTTTGAACTTCCTGTTGGATTAGACCGCCACCTCTGGGGTCGGCAATAGGCTGATTAGGGGCATCAGCGGGTGTTTGAGTTACGGGTGTGCTTACTGCTTGCATTGTGTTTTACTCCTTTGTTGTGTTGTTTACTGACTAGGTTGAGGCTGGTTTAGAGCCTGTGGCATATTTTGGCTCATAGCTTGGGCAAGTCCAGCTTTAAATCCTTCGCTACTATTAGCGATTTGACCCATGCTGGAAATGGCCTGTGGCCCAAGTTTTTCAACTAGGCTCATATTTTGCTGTTGTTGCATGGCTTGTGCGTTTTCTGCTTTAACTTCTTCTTGGTTACGAATTAGCCCTTCAGTATCAATGCCTAGGCTGGTTGCCCTGCGAGCAAGGTAATTCTCAATGTTCACAAATTGAGGCACAGCTTGTGGCCCTAGGGTTTGAGCAATCCCTTGAATAAACAGATCAAGCTTGGTTAAGTCTGTAGCACGGCCTAAAGCATCTACACCAGTAACCACAACAGGACGAATCAGCTTGTTGTCGATTTTTGGAAGCCTGTTCTGTCGTTGCATCCTATCCATAATCCGTGAAACCAAAGGTAGCTGGAACTCCTGGGAAAGCACACTATAAGCACCACCAAGGGCTGTTTCAATTTCATTAGACAGATAACGAATTTCTTCAGCAGTAACACGCTCTGCATTACGAACAACAGAAGCGTTGAGAAGGAACGCATACCCAAGACGCAGGGTAATTGACTCCATAACGCTCTGGGTAATACGAAGGTCAGCCTGTTTTTCCACTTGGAGGCATGAAACATCTTGGCGGTCACCTGTGATGATTGCCCCATTACGAGCTTCTGCCAAGAGCTTCTTATTGGTCACACCATTGGGGCGAACCAAGAACACAACCTTTGCTGAAGCGGAGGAGGCTTGGACAATAGCTTCGGTAAGAGCTTCAAGAGAACGAAGGTCTCCAATGTACTCTTCTACAAATCCACGGCCATAATCTTCCCCGTCCATACGAATGAAACGAAGTGGCATCCAAGGGAGCTTGTCGATTGGGTATTCACCTTCTGAATCGGGAACAATCTTATCCTTGATGCTCTGGTACACATACCATTTGTCGCCTTGCCTATGAATACAAGTAAGTAGGTCGATATTAGGCTCATTTGAATCTGCCTTGCTGACCATCATCTTTGCTTTCTCTGGTAGAGCAGAAGGAGAAATGCGTTCCCTAGTAATGATGTGAAGAATATTTCCAAATGAGTCACGCTTCACAACATAGTTCTCTAAACGGAACACTCGGATTCCTCCAGTTGCGGGGATATAGAGTAGGCAGTTACCAGACACCAAAAGGTGACGAAGGGCTTCGTAAGCGGTAACACGGACAGCAGAGGTTTCGATCTCGGCCATAACAGCCCGTTCAATGCCACTTAAAGCTTTTTCAATTTCTGCTTTAAGCCCTTTATCTCCCTGCATCTGCTTAAACTTAAACTCATCTACAATGAATTTAAAGAAAGGCTGGTTTGGGGGCAGAAGAGCAAGAAGAAGTTTGCTAGCTAGGTTATTCACACCTCTAGCACCAATTCCTTGATATGGAGTTGTATATTCAGACGAAGGCCCGTGTCCAGAAGGAGGCACAAGGGTAGGAATGGTAAGCTCCGAAGCATCCCTAGCTCTGTCTAAAAACTGGTTGCGTTGAAGTTCTAATTCGCTGTATAGGGCTGATGCTGTTTTCATAAGTTTTACCAAATGGAACTAAAAGCTGTATCAACTGGGATTGTAGTAGTATTTGTAATGTCTGACAAGCTGTATCTGTCTGTTAAAGCTCCAGCGGTCTGTTTGCTAATTGTAATTGTAGAACTAGGGGTGTACGGAGAAACATAATCTTGAGTATAACTTACTAAATCAAATACTTCTGGAAAACTTAAAGTAGCCGATGGAGTCCTTTGAACATAACTTGAACTTTCTCCGTAATAATTTCCATCTCCGTCAGAACTTGATTCAGCAACCCTAGCAGTCCATTTATTAAGAGTATAATCGTATTTTAATTCAATAATGTAAGGTGAATAATTTTGTCCACCCTTTCCCTTAAAAAATACTTTTGAATATTGCCCAAGTTTAAAATCACGAGCATAAGTTCCATTATTGCTATACATAGCTCCGCTAGAAAATAAACTAAAATAAGTTGATCTAGTTCCGCTTAAAGGAAACACTACTCCAGTATTTGTACGAAGTTCTGTAATCTTTTCCATAGCATCAGCCATTGAATAAGACATATTTATAATACCACTAGACCAATTAGCTTTCCACGGCATTAGAGTTGGAGAACAAGAAGCTGTTGAACCTAAATAGGTATAGTTAGCGTCCGTTTTTATTACTCCGCTTTCAATCTGAATAAATTGGTATTTTCCACCATAATATCTAATTGCGTAGTCACCAGAGTTTCCAATTTTTGCTATTCTCCAAACTTTTTGAGTGGAGTTCCATAATGCAATACCTTCAACTTCAGTCAATAAACTAGTGGCTAAAGTAGCTCCAGTATGATAAAAATAAAAATCTCTTGGGCTTGTATCATTTGAAGAAATAGAAACAACTGGACTAGGCTGTGCTGTACCAGCTTGTTTAATTGTAGAAATACTACTTACAGCCCCATTATTATATAAATTAGTACCAGTTAGTGTAAATGTTCTACTAGAAGCACTAGTATTTGAACTTAAAGCTCCAGAAATTGTTGTAACAGGAGGATTATTAGCCGAATCTGGTATAGTTATTGTAGAAGGTGAAATAGCAGTACCATTTACAGCTAGATTACTTAAATCAGCATTAGTAAGAATATTATAATCAACACTTGAATAAGCAGAAGAGGGTAAAACTTTTGATTGATTTAAATATTGAGATTCAAATAAAAGATCAAAAAATGTAGAGTAATCTCCCCCTATAAACAAAGAAGTTGAAGGAGATCCAGTAGTATATCCGTCTTGTGTAACAGCATAATTAATCCCAGCCTTACCTGTTTGAGAAAG